GGAGAAGAAGATACATCAAGTAGTTCATAGAAAGTTAGGTAAAGAACAAGCCTACGGAATAGCCTACACCGAAGAGAATAAAATGGAAATTGATATTCGGTTGAGGGGTTATAGATATTTGTTATATTTACTTCACGAGCATTTTCATTTAAAGCATCCGGATTGGTCAGAAACAAAAGTCAGAAACGAGTCATCTAAAACTGCTCGGTTCTTGTGGCAGATGGGGTTTCGTTTGGTAGAGTTAAAATGATTTCCTTGATACAATAGTTTTCTTGAAATAAATATCTTTCCAATTTTCTCTACCTATAAACAAGTTATAGAAACTTTCTGGATTTAAATAAATATTAGTTTGCTTCTTGGGTTTTTCTTTATCTGCGGCAAAATGCTCCACAAGATTTTCCTTCTTTTTTGTAGTCATCATATAAACTTTTAGTTTCAAATAATTCGCTTTTACATTCTTCGGATAATTGGCGAAGGCTTTTCCTATTGCCCATAATTGAATAGAACTTTTGTCTTTGGTCTTGAATGGTTTCTTCAAACTTCATTACCTCTTCAAATTCCCCTCTGTTCAAATGATACATTGCTCTGTATTCTTTTTCCGATTTAAAGAAACACATTCTGCATCCACCTCTTAACATATAAACAGGGAACTTGGGATGTAATCCATTTATCTTTAAAATATCTTCGCAATCATCTCTGGTTAATCCATCTTCAATTAAAGGGTATCTATATTTGATATTTGTCTTTTGTTCCAAGTTGCCGGTTCTTCCTTGTTCATCATAATTAAAGCCTATTAGTAACTCACATTCATCTTTTAAAAAATTGTCTATTGGCTTAATTTTAAATTCAATCGTGCAGAATCTTCTTTGTTGAGAAGGCATAAACTTAATAGCAATAATGTAATCTTCTAAACTATCGTAATACTCTCCTTTGTATTTGGCTTCTGCTTTTAACCTTATTAATTCAAAATCTCCTTTATGATACTCTTTTAGTTTTTGTTCTGTATAATCAATTCGCTCATACATTTCTTTATGCTCTGCTCCGGTATCAACCCAAATAGCTGATGCACCTTTTCCGTATAAAAGACACATAGTTGTTGATTCAACACCGCCAGAGAAAGAAATATATCTTTTCATTTTTTTAGTATTGAATATATTACTAACATCAGTTCAGCGAGTGGTTTCTTTTGTTCATCCTTTACGTTTTGTCTATTCGCCCAATCGGTAAAGTCCTTTCCTAATAATAAACATTCATCATACGCTCCAATGTACTTATAGGTGTAAACAATCCAATTGCAACACATTCTGATTCCTTTGTGCTTTGTGTAGCAGTTAATAAAGTTGCGAGGGTTCTTTTCGTATTCTCTGGCATAGGTTAAACTTAACTCCACAAAAGAGTTATTAACTATCTCATTGAATACATCAAGCCGGTCTTTGGCTGAAAGGTCTTTCCAAGTCATTTTTCGTTCTTTATGAAATAAATATAACTAAACCCTTTTTTCTTTTGCTCTTGAAAGTAATCGTTTAAAATCATTTGCTTGGCTTCATCAACTTTATCTTGGTAGTATTTTAGATAAGCGTTCATTTGTATTTTGCCATCTACCATTAACCTATCGTAAATATGCGGGTGCATTTCCTTTGTAGATACTCCATTTAGATAAGCCGTATAACCTTTATTTACTTCCTTGTTCCAATCTTCTTGCTTCTCCGGGTAACGTTGGTCATAAATAGTAACATCTGGAGTTAGTATCGGAGTTTCGTAGTAGGAGCGTTGATTGCCTTTTCTATTCGTGTAACTACGAACCCAATCCAAAAGTGTTTCGGGGTCGGCTGAATAAACCTTACCAAAATCTCCTGTAATACCTTGCTCAAATATATTTACAAGTTCGTTCAATGATATTTCTGGGTAACGCTTTTTAACAACCTTCATTACAAGTTCTTCCGATTCATCGGATACTTTTTTGAATTGTCTTAAATACTCAAATGCAGGGTTCATAAATCAGATACTTTTTTGTTTCCTAATATAGCAAGTTTTTGTTTGATTGATTCTGTTGATGGTTCTATTTTTGTTCGTGCTATCCATCCGCTTACAGAGTGTCTCCAAGATTTCATTTTGTTCTTACCTACAAACCATCCAACACTTTCGTAGTAATCAATAAATCGTTTTGCTTGATACGAGGCAGTTTTATTATCCCACTTATTTAGCATCTCTTCCTTTACTTGTTCTTCCGTTGGCTTATTAAATCCTTTGCCCTGTACTTCTTTTGTTTGGTATTCCACATCGTACTTGGATAACAAATCTATTACTTTTCTGTGAATAGGACTTGATGGGTTTAACTCTGTTCCGTATTGGAATGTTACAAAGTCAATACATAATATTTTACCATCTGATAAACGCTCAAACTGATTTCCGTTATCTATATTTAAAAGCATCTCTTCATCTACTTTGCTTCCTATTACATAAGTTGCTAATGTAAAGTTAGGCTTCCAGATACCGGCAAGGTCGCATTTATCTCTTACATATTTAACTAAACATTTCTCGGTTGGTGTGCAGGACATAAACCATTCCTTCTCCCAAATATCTGTATCAACGAATCGTTTCGGCATTTTCATAGTATTTTAAATTGCTTAAAAAATCTAAATCACTCTCATATCTAACAAAAGGTGTTTCGTGTAAAATTAACCTTTTAACTTCAGTATTGATACCGAGAATATAAGCATACTCTTTTACTTTTTCGTAGTAAGGATAAAAATAAAAGTCCTTTGTTTTTATGTAATGTTCTATTTGCTTTCGTTGGGAAGATAATGGGGAATGGTCAGAATACCCAACCATAGAAGCTATTTCTTTTATTCTTAACGGAAAGTGCATAAAGATAAAATAAGAGAGTGCTTGTCTTATTGAGCAAACAGATATGTGTATTTTGGCTGAACTTTTTTTGGTGTATTTAGACCTTCTTTTTTTAAGGTCGTTCATTGTGATTCCGTATTCCTCACAAATCATTTCAATTAGTTTTGTTGCTTGTTCGTGATTATTCATAATATTAATTTAATTGGTATTAAAACTCCATCGAAAGTATTGTTATCGCCACCTTTAACTAAACCATCTGTTTGGTAAACGATGCGACAAAGTTCTTTTAATTTTTCCGTATTAACAATGAGAGCGTAAGATTTTTCTTCTATTAAGAATATCCAATAATTGGCTTTTGTGGTGGATATCCCCGATGCTTTTCCTCTTGAGTAAACTTCAACAAATAAATTCCCTGTTAAGTGAGCCATTCGGTCAAACTTAACTTCAACCTTGCCACCATTTGAAAATATTTCTTTTACCCAATCTTCGGCTTTCTCCCCGAAATCTAAATCGTAGTAAAAAGAATTAGAGTGCTTCATATTGTTCTATAGCTTTGAATATTTGATAAACTACTTGTGGAACTATGGCATTTCCTCCGGCTTTGATTGATTCGTTTCTCCATTTAGGAAAGGTAATAGAGTCCAATCTGTTGGAAAGCCCATCATCTCCATTACAAATTGGGGAGACAGTTGGGAATTTGTACCAGTTCCTGTTCCAACACTTCGATTTAAATCTGCTCCGTTCCCCCCTTCTCCCTTCCAATCTCTTGCCGATGGAGTTGGTAACATCCGATGCCTGGCTATATCGTTTAGGCTTGGACCAAATCTCATCCCATCCTTTGGCCTTATGTTCACAAAACTCCCGTTGATTAATTTCAGTTCCTTCCCGCTGTTTACATTCTCTGCCATTCCATCCATTGTTTTTGGAGTGGGCAACAAACCAAATTCTGTCCCTTCGGTGGGGTGCGTTGACGGATACAGCTGGCAATAGAAACGGCCATACTTCGTACCCTTCAGCTTCCAAGTCAGCTTGCACTTCGTGGAATACCAACCCTCCATTCCAATTAACAAGGCCGTAAACATTTTCGCCCACAACCCAACTTGGTTTAACCTCTCTAATTGCTCGTAACATCTCTGGCCAGAGGTGGCGGTCATCTTCTTTGCCAAGTCTCTTTCCGGCTTGGGAGTATGGTTGGCAGGGAAATCCTCCTGTGAGAATATCAATTTTGTTTGCATATTTTGTAAAATCAGTTTTTGTAATATCGGAAAAACTTTCCGAATTAGGCCAATAATATTTTAGGACTTTCTGACCAAACTCATTCCACTCACAATGGAATTTATTTTCCCATCCCATCCATTCTGCTGCTAGGTCAAAGCCACCAATACCGCTGAAAAGTGAACCGTGCTTCATTTGTAGGTTTCTATTATTATTTCAAGTTCATCCCTTGACCATTTTTTTGTTTTCTGTTCGGCTTCCTCTTCCAATCTCAAAACAAATTCTTCGCCATACCTTTTAACAAGTCCTTGCCTGTATTTAATTAGATTCCCAGATAGGTACATATTGCAGCGAATACATTGTCCGTTGGTGTTAAAATATCCAACATCGTGTGGTAAAGCAAATCTTAAAGCAGAGTGTTGTCCTTGTGAAAAGTAATGTCCTGCTTGTTGTACTTCATTACCGCAACTTATACAACCAAGTTCTTTGTCTCGCTCCCGGATATGAGCGTTGAATTTGTCTTGAGCCTTCTTAAGTAATTTCGGAAGGGGAATTAGTTTAGCCATTAGAACGGAAGGTCATTTGGTGGAGTGTTATCGTGTGTAAACTTTGGGTCTAGCTTATGCCTAAATTCAGATTCCTCTGG